TAATCATAGAGCGTAAAAAAGGTAAATACTGTTTGTACGCTAAAAAGGACCGAAGGCTTCTGGGTTGCCATGATACTAAGGCTGGAGCTATAAGGCAGGAAAGGGCCATACAAGCGAGAAGATTCAGTAAATCTGATTTACTCAATGACCTTGTTACAAAAGTAGAAAAGTACAAGATACCAAATGGTGTAAGAGAGGAAGCACTTGCAGGTCGAGAACTACGTAAGAAGTTTGGATATGGTGGCGGTAAAGTTACAAAAGCAATAAACGCACACTTAATAAATAAAAAATATGTATCATATGGCATGGCAATGAAGATTCATAAGTATTATAGAAGACATGAAAAGGTAGACCCACAAGGTAAAAACTTTGATAATAAGAAAAGACCCAGTAAGGGTTTGATTATGTGGAAAATGATGGGAGGCAATGCAGGTCATAGCTGGAGTAAGAGTTTAGAACAGAAAGCAAAAGCTGCACCATGCTGGTCTGGGTTTGAGATGGTAGGATTTAAGAACGAAGGAGGCAAACGTGTGCCAAATTGTGTGCCTATAAACAAAAGTAGGCATCCACAGACTCCTGCAAAGCCTAGTGAAAGACGCAGAGGTAGTGACAAGAATCCTAAAGGCACAGCTAGCGGACA